TTCAGTGACAGTGAACCCCGCGTTGTTAATCGAGACGTAATTGTCACGGCACCTATTGAGATTTTGGGTGAACCAACACCTCAAAAAAAACCTATAGAGAAAGAAATACCTAAAGAAACTCCGAAACCAATTCTTGTTTCAGAGTCTATTGTTTTGAAACCTGTTACCGAGGACACTGTCGTAAAAGAGGTAAAAACTATCGATTCGTCAAAGACTCTTTAAGAACTTTCTGTATTAGGTCTCTCAGTCCCTCATTTTTTTTCTTTGGTTTGTAAGACGTCATAGTTGGTTTGTTACCCTTACCAACTTTGGGTTCTTTTTTTTCTGCGGCTCTTTTTTGTGCACACGCGGCTCTTTTTTGTGAATCGGTCATTTTGGATGCAACACCAGCGGCTCTACATTTGGGGTAACCCTTTGATTCTCCTTCAGAACGACCACAAGGTGGATGACCACCACCATCTTTTTTTCTACAAATATTAACCCAAGGTCCTTTCGGTTGTTTGGAACCTTTCGGTTTTTTTTTCGTACCGAACCAAACCGCCAAATCTTCCTTTAACAATTTTTCAAGAAATTCTTGTGAGTTATTTGACATATTTTTTCTTTTTCTTATATATAAATACAATGGACAATTCATTTATACTTTTCGATAGAATTCAGATAAAAGAAGATTCTCATTTTGAATCTTTTATCAGTGACTTGACCGAGGAACAATCTTTATACATAATTAGATTGGCGATCAATGCCGCATTGAGTAAAGGTTTATATTCTTTGGAAGAATCAGAGATTCTTTCCAAATCAATAAGAATTCTTAATCGAACTGATTTGAATCAGAATAATACAGGGTCGTAGGACCCCTTTTTTTTGCGATAGAGTGATGAACAAGAACGAAATGAGTAGTCGTATAGTTGAGGGGGAATATTTCCTTACAACGGTTGTTAGAAGTGGACATCGACCTTATTATGGGGATAAATATGAACAACTCAGAACTGAGGTTGAAATTTTAAGATGTTTGTATTTTGGAAATGAGTCTCCGTATTGTAAACCAAAGTATAGAAAATAAAAAAGGGGACCGAAGTCCCCTTTGATAAAGTGTTTTGAGATATTATCTCAATTCTCTCAAATCGAATGTTCTAACACCATCAACTGTGATTCTACCGTAGAAACGGTTGTTCACCATCTTCTTAGCGTATCTTGTCATGATACCCTTGATCGGGGTGAAGTTGAATGGGTTATACATCGTTGGAGTGAGTTGTAGAGGTACATACGGAGCGTAAATGTAACCTGTATCAAGTAACGATGTACCTTTGTGTCCTAACAACACCTGGTTTGCAGGGAAGTAAGGGTCACGGTAAACTTGATATCTACCAGCAAGTGTACCAACTCTTTCGATACCCATGTTGTATTGATCTTGCTCAGGAGCTGCGTTCGATACGTGGAAGTACTCCAAGTCGTCGAAGATTGCAGAAACCTCTGAAGATACAACGATCCAGTTAGCACCACCTCTTAAGGTTGACTTGTGAATCTGAGCTGAAATTTGGTTGATTGCGGTAATAAGAGTTTGGTTCCAGTCCTTTTGTGTGTAAGGAACAGCATTTGATCCAAGTCTTTTCCATCCGTTGTAGTCCCAACGAAGATCCCAAGCAGCGCCCTTTCTAAGGTCTCTCAAGATTTCACGGTCGATTTCCGCAGCAACTTGTTCAGACAATAAAGCTGTTAATTCAGCTTCAGCGTCGATGTTGTGGAATGCCGCAACGTCTTGTGCCATTTCAGGTGACCATTGAGCTCTAAGTTTTCTTTCAGTAACCGAAACAGTCACAGACTGAAGGTCGAAAGAAACTTCACCGATCTTATCTTCAAACTCAAGATTTTTGTATAATCTGTAAGTAGCAATGAATGCGTTGTTATACGCAGTACTTGATGAGAATGTGGTACCAGTATAACCATCGATTGTGTTTGTACCAACAGCTGCTGGTGTAGATAAATCAACTTCAAGATAGATTTCCCCTGATGCGTTACATACATCATTATAACGTCCACCATCTGTTAAACTTTGAGGATAACCTAAAGTCTGTTGTGAACCGTATTGTACAATACCTTTACCATATCTTTGAGTAACAACTCTAAATAGGTAATTGTTGTTTACATTCGCAGCTGTGGTTGTATTTCCTGCAACACCTCTGATAGTTAAACTTGCTAAGAATGTTTCAGTATCCATTGGGTTACCATCAGGACCGATAAGTTTACCAGCACCATCAGATGCAAAACCTGACATAATCAATAATACTTTTGTAGTATTTGCGTTCAATGCGTAAGCCGCAGGTTGTAAGTTTGTACCGTTCCAAGTTGCAGTTGCAACCCCAGTAGTTGGAGCAGTGATAGCACTGAATTGACCTCTTGAGTAATCGTAAAGACCTGGAGGATCAAGTGCTGGTTCATTACCTTCATAGAATCTATCATAAAGGTCTTTTTGAGTGTTTACATCATATCCACTGTTTGGGGTTTGTCCCGAGCCTGCGTTTGGTGCTCCGAAAGGTGCGTAATGTGTACCACCATTAGCGGTTTCAGTTTCATAAGCCTGAATCAAAGGTACAAAGTAGAACAACTTACCGATAGGTAGGTTCATAGCTTGTACTGAAACGATATCGTTAGCAAGAAGTTTAGAGAAAACTCTTCTTACGATTGGGAAAACAACAGTTTCAAATGAACCTGAGTCAGCCGTAGTTGATGCTTCGTTAATAAGATAAGAAGCTTGGTTTTCATACAACTGAGCTACGTTTTCTTTAAGGTGACCATTAAGACCTTCGAGGAATCCTAATTTGTCCCATTTATTTATTGTGTCTTCTTTGATAACTTTTAGGTGTTTCAGACCGATGTTACCAACAAGACCACTTTCTAATAATGCTCCCATTTTAAATTTAGTTTTAGAGAATTTTTATTTTTATAGTTTTGACATCAAATCCTTAATTCTTAAGAACTGAGGATTTTCATATGTCTTAGACTCAATGAGGTTTTGTGCAGAACCTGAACTAACAGAGTTATTTACACTTCTTTGAACACTTTCATTAATGTTTTTAGAATTAACAGTTTCCAAGTCCTCTTTGATTGTCTTGTAGAGATTCTTTGATTCTTTTAAATTTTCAACAGAATCAAATCTTCTCAATATATTTATTTTTTCTTTTTTGGTAGTGGAATGTTCAGTAAACAATCTTGTTGCATAAGCCAAGTTTGAGTTAAATACAGCAACTTCGTTAAGTTTTTCTCTGAAAACGTTTAACGCTTTTCTATATTCCTCATTCTTTTCCCTCAAAGTTTTGAGTTCTACTTCTACAGATTCTACTGTTACACCACTATTACCATAAACATAGTTTCTGTTATTGGTAATACCTTTTCTTAAACCTCTACCTTCTTTTGATCCGAACCCATAAGTACGTGAAGCTTCTTTTGCTTCGGTTTTTTCATAGTCTTTCTTCATAGGATGTGTTTTAGATTTGTCACCTTTATTTCCTCCGATTTTACCTTCGTAGTCTTTATAGTGTCCGTCCTTGTCACCGGTTTTCTTCTCAACACCGTTTACATCCTTACGTTTGTATTCGTGTTTTTTAGAACCATAGTTTTTGTCCTTACCTTCTTCCACTTCACCTTCCTTGAATTCAAACTTAGCTTTTCCTGTACCCATAGTTTTTGGACCCTCTTTCTTGTGGTCGTCAAATCCCTGTTTAGGTAATGTTTTACCATACTTAAACTTAGGACTTCCCATACCAACGCCTTTAGGTTTTACAGTCATCTTAGCTTCGGATAAGTCATAGTCTTCGGTGTCTTCTTCGTCCATCATTTCAGAGTCATCCTCATCCATCATGTCCATGTCACCTTCTTCTATTTCATCTTCTTCCGACATTTCGATTTCATAATACACATCATCACCTTCTTCAATCTCATCTTCCATATGGTTACTCTCTGAGTAGTCCCCCTCCAAATTCAAAGAAGCAAGAACAGCGTCAAGGTCAGCATCTTCATCTTCCATTTCCATGTCATCAAAATCTGCTTGTTCACCCATTTCCATTTCGATATCATCTTGTTCGCCTTCATTCATCTTTACAATGTATTCAACGTCTTCATCACTGTCAGTAATATGAACTTCATTACCGTCCTTTTGAACCATAATTCCATCCTCTTCACCCATAGCTTTGAAAATCTTTAAGATTTCTTCGTCTGATGCGTTTGTTAAATCGATAGTTTCTTCCTCGTCATCAAAATCCATGTCCATATCAATGTCCATTTCATCTTCATCATCGAGGTCTAAATCCATCTCGTCGTTATCAGCGTCCGTGTCGATGTCACCCATCTCTACGTCTGCATCCATTTCAATCTCATCCTCTTGTTCCGATAGAGATTCTTTTACTAATTGACTGATTTCTTCCTTCATAGTAGAAGCAAGTATTCCTTTTGCGTTTTCGGCAATTACTTCTTCAACATTTTTCATTTGAATAAGAGCCTCTTGAACTAAATTTTTAGTACCTTGCATACAAAAATATATTTATTTTTCTTATAAATAGTTCAATAAACAAAAAAAGTTCATTTTTGATGTCTTAACTTGGAAAACATCAAATTTGAACAAAAAAAAAGAGTGGTTACCCACTCTTATATTATTCGATCACTTCATCGATTTTACTTTCCCCCACTGAAAAGATTCTCCATTCGTGTTGAAACCCTTGGTACTTTTCGGTTACCTTTGCTTCAACATCAGTCACTGAATAACCTTTTACAAGTTTTTCTTCTCTGATTTTTTTTAATCGACCTGAATTCTCATCGGGAAGTTCATAAACAACTTTAGCTATAAAATATTTCTCATCCATGTTTTAAAGATTTAACGTTTTAAATAATCGGTTAATTTTTTCATTAAATCAACAGACTTATCTATATTTGTACCACTTGACTTGATTGTTTTTTCTTCCTCGAGATTTTCTTCATACTTAGTTCTGTCTTCAGGGTTTCCAAAAAGATATGCTCCTGGTGTTGACGGTGATGATACAAGATCAAAACATATAAGTTCAAAATCATCTTGTACTTCGTTTTGTTCTCCAATTTTTTTCAAAGAACCTACTCCCCTTGAGGATACTCCCATGGTAACACCCTGTCTCATTAAGTTAGCTGCAATGTCTCCCTTTGTTGAAACAATACCTCTTTCATGAAATCCAGGTGAAGTAAGTAACTTAAGTTTTCCCATAAGAATATTTCCATCCCACCATATATCCGTTATAATGTGTGCGACTCTATCCAGGTCAATTAAAGACGATTCAGGGTGGTTTAACTCCGAAGTTGATAAACCCTTTTTTATCATTGTTTTATATTTCTCAGATTCTCTTTTTAAAATCCGTTCGGGATAAACTCTACCGTTTCTATTTGGTACTCCAAACTTTTGAAGAACGGCATAAAACTCAAATGGATTTCTATAATCAATTTCTTTTTGTTCCTTAATAATATCCACATTTAATGGATCTGTAGGTGAAACATATCCGGCGTCCATTTCGATAAGAATACCCTTACCGATTTGTCCCGCACCTAAAACACTATAATCTTTCATGAACCTCTTTTAAAAGATAAATATTATGGTATTACATAACTTCTTCAAGAATTGTGTTTTTGGATGCTGTGAATACAAAATATTTGTTTTTAAATACACATTGTTTATAGATTTCTTTAACAATGTTCTTAACAGAATCTTTCACTGTGTTTGATTTAAAATCAATTTCAGTGTTTGTAAAAAGATTTATCTCAAGATTCATAAATGATTTTTTATTAACATTTATTCCACTTGTACGTAAGTCTAAATCAACAATGTAGTTATTTTTATAAAGATTTAAATTTAAACTTTCTAAAACAGAATGTTTCACATCTCTCGATAAATTACCAACAATACGTTCCCAATTATCGTATTCTTCTTTTGGTTGAACCCAACTTTGAACATTTATATATAACGATTTCAAATTTTTTGAATCAACTGTACCGTATGTAGTTTTTATCGAGGGATAAGAGTTAATTTTTACTGTTTTACCTTTTTTCATATTTCAGATATTTCATCTGTTTATTTTATAAAAATATAGGATGAAATTCTATTACTCCAAACATATTTATAAAATATGTTAATTGTTGAAGTAAACTCCAATATTGAAAAGGCACTAAAAACCTTAAAAGGTAAAGTCATTAAGACCAAACAAACAAAACTTCTTAATAAACGCAAGGAGTTTGTAAAAAAATCAGTAAAGGTAAGGCTTAATAAAAATAAAGCCATTTATGTTCTGAAATCTAAGATTGAAGTTGAAAAGGGATAGATTCACTTAAGTGTTTTAATCTAACGAAATTAGCTTGATCAAAATTCTCTGATTTAATCTTATCAATAGTTTCGGTCAACTTATTTTTCATTTCAGAATCTTCATTAGATTCCAAAATAGCTGTTAAACTATTAATAGTACTTTCTTTCAAGTCAATATATTCCGCCTCTAAGTCCTCTTCTTTGGATGCCAAAATATGAAATACTTCTTTTTTCACATCCTCATCTAAGGTTTCTAAGTATTTTTGTACAGTTTGGTTAGCAATGGTAACCATAGACCTTAATGGTATTGAAATTTTTGTTTCGTTAATTTTTGGTTTAGAAGTTAACACACTTAAAACTTGTTTTTTTGATTCTAATCTTTCTGAAATATTGATATTATTTAGGTAAACTAAGTTATCTAAATCTTTATAGTTATTTTCAGAAACTTCACCTTTTTTAGGAAGTTGAGTATCTTCCAAAATTACTCTTACCAAAGATAGTCCTTCTTCCAAATATTCTTTAGCGTCATTTTCTGTTAACCCTTTTGGGGTTGATAGGTCATCATAAAGGCTGTATAGTTTTGAAAAGTTTTTATTGTTCAAAACATTATGTTTAAACTCCTTGAGAGTTTTCTTAAAACTTAAGGAATTAGAATAAGATTCTAGTAAGTTTTTTTCTAAGATGGATTTAATTTGTCCGAAGGTCATTTTGGTGGTGTCATTTAATTCACTAATAAATATTACGAATTAAGTAACTTGTCTAACTCTTCCTCTATTTTACCCAAACTTTGTTGTGCAACACCCAAATCCAAGAACCTCGAACTGAAAGCATCACTCTCAATTAAAATATTCATATCCCTCTGTGTTGTTGATTCAGGTGTCAGTTCAGCACCTTCAGGAGATCCACCCATTTCTTCAGCACCACCTAGTTGGGGTCCTGTCATTGCACCTAAATCGTCGCCTAACCCACCTAACTCAGCTCCAGCAGGTTCTGTAGTTTCTCCCGCAGCGGTTACGGGTACCTCACTTGGTTTGGTACCATAAAGTTTGTCTACAGTATCAAACACACCTGTTTTAGAAATGACAGTTGCGGTATTCTTAAGTTCTTCACCGATAGCCTTTTCCATTCTTTGTTGTAGAAGATCGGTTCTTATATCTTCATCAGACCATGCAAATAGGTGTTTTTTAGCCCAAGTTGATGATGTTGGTTGAATACCATTACCGGGATCGGAAACCATATCTTTGTAAAGAAGCATTTTTTCTTTCCAAATATCAACTTTAAGAAGATCGGCTTGAGTCGATGGGTTTGTTAAACCGAGCGTGAAGTTTGAAATTTCCTCCTCAAAGCCTAGCAAGAATAAATGAATGATTGCAATCTTATTCAGCTCTTGTAACATGGACTTTTGAATTCTATTGATAGTCCTTGCAAATCGAATATCCATTAAAGCCAAAGTTTTACCATCGCCAACCACTTCTTCAAACCCTAAAAACGCTTTAGGGATACGAAGTGCGGTAACAAGTTTTTTCTGAATATACTCAATATCAGCAATTTCTGCTAAGTTTTGAGCACCAGGTAAAGTTTCAATAGGACTCGGTTGTGCAGGATCACGAACAGGAATAAAGTAATCTTGGTCAACAGCCATTTGGTTGAATCTCATATCTACATTACCAGTTTTAGAATCTACAATTTGATTTCGTTTAAACTTGTTAGCAACACGTTGTACATAAGCCTCCACATCATCATCGTTCATGTTTCCGACATAAACTTTAAATACACGTCTTTCAGGCGCTCTCGAGGTACGATAGATCAACATGGCGTCTTCAGACAACAATAGTTGTTTCCAAATACGACGAGATTTTTCTAACATGGATGTACCATATGGTAATCTTCTATCGTCACCTAACAATCTAAAGTGACCAATTTCCCATGGTTGAAAATCCATGTTTTGGGCTTTCCAAGTAAACTTAAGACCTTTGTTTTCAGATCCCGTTGGTGGTTTACCACTCATATTGAAATTATGGGTCGAAAGACCTGTTTCATATCGTTCAACTTCGATATTTGGTAATTGTTGACATCCAACAACACCCTTTTCGGGATCTAATCTTAAATAAATAAAGTTATCACCATACTTACACGTGTTTCTTGTCCACATTGGTAAATTGGTGTTTATATCTAAATTATTATTAAATAAATCACTTAAAACTGATTTTATTCTTTTTGATTCTGAATAAATTTGCAGAATAAAACCGTCTTCGTTAGGAGTGGTTGATTCTTCAGCATAAATGTCTAACGCGGCAGATATTTCAGGCGTGTACTCCATAGATTCATAATCGTAATACGCAGCAAGACGGTTTGGTTCATAATAAACCGCTTGGTTGTAAAGATTACTTTCAACCTTTGAAAACTGATTAGATAAGTAAGCAGATTGTTGGGCCTGAAGTTTTTCTTTTTCATACTCCTCCTTATCTTGTGTTCTTAAGATTTCTTTTTTGTCAAACTTATAAACCGGGAAATCCTGATTCAAAAGAGCATTAGGACCTAAAGCTCTACTTAGTCTTTGCCAAACTGTGTTGTTTTTGGGAGTACTCATTTCCTATCAAATTAACCTAATAATGGTTAATATAAATACTATTTAGCGCCAAATAACCAAGCATACTTAATATAATCGTCACGAGTGACTTCTCCCATATTATTATTACGTCCCATACCTGGTTGAGAAAAAGACGGGACTTGAGGATTAAAAAATTGTGATGGTTCTTTATTTTCATTCACAAATGTCGACCAAGAATCAATCATTGCTTTGGTATGATTTGTAACTTTTTGTAAAGAAGGGAACGCAGCTTCGGCAACATATAACGCCATAGAAATAGACATTATACAATCATCGTGATGTCCTTTTTGGTGATCAGGTCTACCATGAATATATATAAATGTACCCATCTCATTGAGAAGTCTATTTGAACGAATTTTAAACTCATGTCTCATAGATTCTTCGAGTGCAGAAATTATTTGAACACGTTTGTTATTGAAGTTAATACCTGGAATTTTATCTTTTATCTTAGGATCATATTTCCATTTATTAGCGATATCAATCCCATCATAAAAAAAGTTTTCATATCCTAGTTCCTGTAATCTTCTTGCTGTTGCGACACCCATACCCCCTGTTAGATCAATAACACAAAGTGCACTATACATAATACCCCATTTGTAAGCGATATCCGCTAAAATATCTGGTGGAACTTTTCCAACATATTCTAAAACCTGTTCCCTACTATCGAAATCAATAATTTCAATACATGAATAGTCTTCAGAGTCACCACGAGAAACATCTATCCCCATTACATATTTATGACCGTTTTCAGGTTCTTTCCATAACCAAAGTTGGTTTGCCATAAGTTTAGCCTGAGGTTCACGAATATCATTTTTGAGAATATCCTGTAACATTTGAGAATCAAATACGTTATCACCTGATCCTAAGAAGTTACATTCCAATTCTTGAGCAACTTTTCTTTTATCGTATTTGAGTTTTTTTACCATCGCCTCAAACCATGAAGAACATGGTTTATAACCCTCCTCAATGTATTTGTGTAAAGTTTCTAAATTTCTTTCGTGTCTATTTTCTAGTGCAAGATCAATAACGGCATCTGAAGGGTACTGTTCTTTATTGAGAAGATAGTGAACCATATCATTTGTTTTGACCATGTATAGATCCTTTGTATATCTTGGATCTCGATACCAAAACATTTCAGTTATTTTGAAATCGTTCATACCCCTTAAAGCCTGATCATAAATTTCATAGTAAATTGCATCGTATCCATTGGGTGTCGAAATCACAACGACTTTACCTCCTGTTGATAGTGACGCCATACAAGCCGCCCAAAAATCACTATCAGCTTCGATAAACGCTGCCTCATCAAAAATAAGGATAGTTGGGGAATACCCTCTTAAAGCATCTCGAGAAGTTGCTACGGCTTTAATTTCACAACCATTGGTGAGTTTAAAATGTCTCGCAGAGTTTTTCTCAGGTGCAAATCCTGTACCAACCCAAGAAGGCCATTGTTCAGTAAACCCTCTTATTTTATTAGCGAATTCAACAGAGGTATCAAGTTTGTTTGCAATAATAAGGACTTTTTCGGGTTTATTCTTATTTGCAAAAGCCAATCTTTTACTTGCCCACGCAGCTGTAACAGTTGATACACCCGCTTGACGATATTTCAAAGCAATGTTTTCATTGTAGTCTTCGTAATCGTTAATAAGGTTTACTTGATCTTGGAATAGTTCCA